CTACATAGTCAACCCCTTCCATAATCCTGGGGTCTCCTATGGCTGCACAGAGGCGTGAGTAGTTGTGCTTACCTGTTAGCTGGAGAACTCCGGCTCCTTTGTACTTGGGACCATCACCTGGCTGGTCATTACCTAAATCAGAGCGATACTCATAAGCCCAACCGTCTGCTAGCTCCTTCAGGAACTTAAGATTAGCAGTTTCATGCAAGATGTTAGCCATCAACATACATGTGGCCTCAATGTCCTGATCGAAACCAGTGACGGCTAGAAGCTTGTTGCAGTCATCAGCCTCTGTTTGGTTGAACAGCGAGGCTGGATAACCAGTTAGTTGAGAGAATAGCTCAACAGTTATGAGGGGCTCAGGAACCTTAGGAGGCTCCGGGGAGGCTCTGTAGGCCTCCTTGAATCTTTCTTGGGTATACTCATCAAGTGATGCCCAAAGGTACTCCCAGGCGGCATCCTGATGAGGCAGAGCAGCGTAGTGTTCAGCTGCGTCGGTGATAAATGACATAGGTTAATTGTTCTCTAGTGTTAAAATCTTGGCTTCAAGCGTTTCGATGCGGGTGAGTACCTCTTGTAGTGCAGAGGTCAGAGTGGCGACCAACTTGGGATAGTCAACGCTAAGAGTTCCATTGTGATTAGTTCCAACTACTTCGGGGACAAGCTCTTGAACTTCCTGTGCAATGAAACCTATCTCAGGTTGCACACCTCGGAGGTCTGTATCAATCCAGTTGTAAGAGACTGGGTTTAGAGCTTTAACGATATTGACTTGAGAGTCAAGCGTTTGGACGTTAGTTTTTAACGTAACATCTGATGAACTATTAGTGAGAGCACCACCAGCGGTTGAATAAACAGCTCGGTTGCCCGTGCCACTCAAGTTACTAACAGTCAAACCACTATTATTAAATCTTGCTCTTTCTGTAGGTCTCGGCGCCGATGTGCTTTTGTTCGTGTCAGAGTAAAAGATGATGGTACCATTGGGATGAAGATCGATCTCAGCACCACCTGATTGGCCAGTAATAGACGAATAACTTGTCCATCCGCCAGAATTATTCCTGAACCCGTTACTGCATAACGAAACCCCGTTAGATCCAGCACTACATAAAGAGCCGAAGATTTGTGGAGTAGTCCCAGTTGAATTGCCAATTCCGATATAGTCACCTTCAGTCCAAAAGTTACCAGGTCTTTGATTCCATATTTTTTTTGATCTTACAAGTCCTCCGTTTAGATTACCTTGCCAAGTGACTTGATTACCAAACCACCCACTGCCTGCCAGATGCTGGTCTAGACTACAGCTCCCTATTTCAACGTCGTCCCTTTTTAATTGAATATAGACTCTCTCACCAGCCGGAGAAGAAGTTGTAATAGCTGAGCTTTTGGATAAATTGATGTGTGCACTTGCATCGTTTTGGCATCTGTAAGCACCAAAGCCTGTGATGTAGGCGCTATCGAGTGGAGCGGTTCCCGCTACGATTCCTACAGTCGAATCGGCGTCAAAAAAAACAATAGTTGCGGGACTACTACTACCAGCAGGGCTATTAATAAAAATGTCTGCCGTATTGGCAATAGTTAGGTCACCCGTCATCGTGTCGCCAGTCTTTTCTACATAGGGCCTATCGAGCTTTGCAGGGGTTATAGCAGCATTAGTAATGTTGAAGGTACTAACGGAATTGGCTGTATCAAGGATATACCTAGAATCGGGATTATTGGGGCCATAAGCCACAAACACCCATGTGGCACCTGTAGTTTGATAGACAAGGTTTACATAAACACCTGAGTCATAGGTAGGACCAACAGGAAGGCCTGTCAAAGGTGTAAAACTTGATATACCTGTACTATCTAGAACACTCACCCTATCTTGATCAGTAGGGGAGGCAGGGATAGCGGCTACGTTCGCTACAGGGGAAAAGATAGCAGCTGCTTGAACAGCTGTATTAGCTTGATCAGCCGATATCTGAGCAGCTGAAGCATCGGCAGCAGCCTGTGTAGCATCAGCTTGGGCCGAAGCAGCATCAGCCGCAGCTTGAGTAGCATCTGTTTGAGCCTGAGTAGCGGCCCCTTGAGCAGCGGCAGCACTGGTTTCAGCAGCATTAGCCGTAACCACAGCGGCATTCGCGGTAGCTACAGCCGCATCAGCGTTGCTATTAGCTTTCCCTACATTGATATCAGCCTCTTGGATAACAAAAAGACTCTGAGTGAAGTTGTCGTTAAGGTCTTTAGCTCTGATTGCTGAACCAGGGTAGAAGACGTTCTCAATGTCATCGACTTGAGTGTTCCTGTAGATCCTAATAGCCACCCCAGAGAGAGGGGCGGTATTAAATTCTATAGTGGTGACGTTGGCGAAAGTGTATTCAGTTGTTAAGGTACCGGCTAGGCTTACCTCTACGTCCTCAGGGGTGATATAGGGGAATGTGAAAGAGTAGAGAACGGTAGAACCGTCCCCCACATATAGATTTTCAATTGTAGTCGCCATTGTTTAGTTAGGCATGTTTACTAGGTTTTCAAAGTCTGGTGCTTCATAGGCAGAGCTTACCTTCTGGTCGTTACGGAGTATTCTGTTATCATGGATCTGAGCTTGTAGCTCTGGAAACTCCTCTTTCAGGGTGATCAGGGCTGCATCTCTGTGTTCCATAATCACGTCATAGACATTCTGGTAGAAGATAGCGTTACGCTTGTCTCCTGCCTTGTTCTGTCTGACGTCTGCGAAGTACTGATCCTTAGCCTTGATCCATGTGGGAGCTGTGACGATCTTCTTGAGTTCAGCCTCCAGGTATCCACCCTCACCCATCAACTGGGAGAGCCTAGACTTCTGCGCGGCGTCTAATTTGACTCCTTGAAGGGTCTGCATTACTACAGAACTGTCAAAAGCCATATCCTCAAGTGAGTCACGTACCACTGACTGCCTGCGCTCAACTGCTTTTAAAGGTAAAAGGGCGTTTAGACCACCAGATGGGGAATCAATAGCCTGACCATCCAACCAATCATGAGCCTGAGCTCCGATAGGGAGTAAACCACCAGTCATCTGATCCCAAACGCGATCAACTTGGTTGTTGTACTCGTTCATATAGGGCGTCATCGCATTGCTGAATGCCCTGCGTGCTCCAGATAGTGGGAGGAAGTTGTTGAGTTGCTGTAGAGGGACACTCTGTAAGGCAGACATACCCTGCCAACCGGGGGTGAGGATCTGTCCAAGAGGGACAACACCCTGCATGTAGCTCTTGTTTGTGAAGTTCTGAGCAATGGCATAGGTCATATAACCAGCCAGATACTCAATCTGATCACCACCAAGACCATGTTTGTGTGCATACTTAGCCATATCCATCAGATCAGCCACAGCTGAGAGGATCTGACCGAAAGGCTCGATGCGGCTGTAGTCAAGGAACTTACCATTAGGTAATCTAATGGAGCGGGGGCGGTTGGACTTCAACCATTCCTTACGCTCAGCTGGATCTGGAGGACCACTACCTGTAATACCACCCATATAGGCAGCAGTAGCGGCTGTGATCACCATGTAGCGGCCTACAGCCTGGCGTCCTTTGAGGACAGCCTTGGCATACTCATCTGTTCCATTCATGATGGCCTTAGATTCAACCATATGGCGGCTCAGGAGAGGCACATGCTGACCTGTGTAAGCCAGGATGTTATGTCCAGTTCGGATGAACGGGAAGAACATACGAAGAGGAGGCACTTCATTGGCGAAATCGGAGAAGGACTTAGCCCATCCTTCGAGTTCTGTCTGAAATGTGACCTCCTTAGCTACATCAATGAGGTCCTTATTCAGGACTTCTCCACTCTTAGTGAAGTTCTGACCTCTAGTCTTCTCCAACAGCTCCTTATAAACGGACTCTAGAGGACTTCCAGAGGCCTGAGCCTGTGTGATTGCATCACCCATAGTCCGCTGTTGGAACTCCATACGAGTCACCATAGCCTTAAAGAACTCATCCGAGGTGGTGAGTAACTTAGAGGGCCAGTTGAATAAGGGGAAGTTAGCCATGTCATGCAACATGGAGGCATAACCAGCAGCAGACTTAGAACCGAGGTCTTGAGTAGCCTCAGCAGCCAGTTGTAGTTGCTTCAGGTTCTCTGTTACTTCTCCTGCTTGTACAAAGCCCTTAGAAGAGCTTGGCTCAGCAGCACCTTCCTTGAAGACCTTACCTGCAATCATTGCAGACTCTTGAAGGTTCTGTCTGAAGCTATAAAATGAAGCGATAGCACGCTGTTTCTGAATAGCATCACCACCAACCATAGCTGTGAGAGGTCTGTAGACCGTGTTCACAGCGTTAGAGAGGGTGTTTACCAAATGAGTGGTAGGTGAAGACAGTATAGAGTTGTACATGATGCTCAGGATGTCCTGACCCATCAAGTTACGTGCATTCTTAGCGAAGGATAGTGTCTTAGTCACATCACCACCGGCTAGTTTCATGGCTGTAGCCAAGCGAACTGCCTCGGATTGTGCCTTAGGGTCACCGCTACGCATGGCTTGCTTCAGATCGTCCAGAGTCTTAAAGGCATCTTCAATAGAAGACGACATCTCTTCTCCAGTCTGGGCCCTCATGTTGGGAATCTCGATCTCCTTACCTAGGAAAGGTACTTTGATCTTATAGGTGCTCAGGTAACGGCTATATGCGTTAGCTGACTCCTTATGGATCTTCAGTAGAGACTTAGTCTGGTCGACTAAGGAATCGAAGTGGGTAGATACGGATGGATCACCAGCAGCTGCACCTTTTTTGATAGCAATAGAGGACTCAGCAATGCGGTTGCTCATCTCCTGAAGCAAACCACGCACCTGTACGATGCCTGTCTGTGTTAGAAGCTGATCATCACCCACATCCTGTGTGCGAATCTTAGAGAAGTCAATGACTTCCCGAGGAACATCAAAGCTATCAGCGATAGCATTGGCTGCATCCTGAGCAATCTCGTCTGGGGTAACCTTAGAAGCTTTAGCCAGGTCATTGATGTCAATAGGGTTGTTATCAGCGATCTCCCGAAGGACTTCTGCTGTCCTCACACCTTTCGACCTAGCTATCTTAGTTAACTGGGCGTCTGTGACTGACCTACCAGTAGAACCGGCGGGCATAACGTCACGCATACCATTCAGCTGTTGCTGTTGCTTGTATACCTTAGTGGCATTGTCAGCAGACCTGGAGAAGTTAGGTACTTCTGAGGCATTACCGATGTGTCCACCCTTAGTCTTGCGGAGATGATCTACTCCTCCTGTGGGGACTAAGCCTTCTGTATAGTTAGTACGTGCTGCCAGGTCGAGGTCAAATACACCCTCCTGATCAAACACCTTACCAAGCATCTTGGCTTCTTCAGGGTCCTGTACGAGGCGTCTGAGCTCTACAGCAGGCTTACCTGTCTCTTCAGAGATCTTGCCACTGAGATATACATCATCTCTAGAGAGAATGTCACGGTTACGGGCAATGAAGTTAGCTACGGTGTCAGCATCAACAGTCTCAAGGACAGCACCATCAATAGCAACCATGTTACCACTGGTAGGAACCTCTCCTGTGAAGGGGTTGATAGATAGACCACTATCAGGCTTCAGAGCTGCGAGTTGATCATACACAATGGGGCTGAAGTCATCAGGGACGACACGGCCAGCTCCAGGAATGGTAAAGTACTCAGGGAAGGCGTTAGCCACGTCATCATAATGGACTGGGATGCCTTTGGAAGCTTGATCAACAAGCGGAGCTACTGCTTCAAAAGACTCAGGTGTGGTCCTACTTGACAGGACTTCTGTGAACGTGTCGAGTTGATTGCTAGAATCAAAGATACCCGTAGAAGACTTTGGAGCAATAACTTGGTCAGCCTTAGCAGGGTCAAAGATGACTACTTCAGTACCTGCACTGCCTTCCAGCTTATTTTCAAAGGAAGGATCATACTTGATACCATCAATGCCATTTTTCTTTGCATAGTCTTGAATGGCCTGACGTTGATCATCAGACCAAGACAGCATCCTATCATCCACGTCCATCTGCTCCCATTGAGCAATCTCTTCAGGAGTATCATAGAAGTTACCGTCCATATCCATGTGTTCAGCTGGTCTACCAATACCAGCCTCCTCTGCAAACTCATTGACACTCTTACCCTGGAGATCAAGGATGTTTAAATCAGCATCTGATCCTTTTAATACGTTACGGCCATACATGCCAGCATAACGCTCATCAGTGGCAAAGTAAACACCCTCACCCATGATGTTGGTGTATCTGTTTCCCTTAGTGAATCCCTCCTTTACGATTCTCGTAGCACGTGCGTTGGTCGTTCCGTGGAATAGAGTGGCTTGAGCCGCCTTGACAGCGATCTCCTCTAGCTGTTCAGGGGTAGAGCCCTTAGGAGCCTTACGGACTGCCCTGGCGCCTGCTACATAGCCAGTAGCTGCGTCAGCGATAACACCTAGTCCAGTACCTTCTAGACCTGTCTTGAGGATGGCTTCCCAGGGGGTGTCATCTTCATCAACAGCGAGGGCGGTGAGCCAGGATGGATACCACTCAGGAGCATTCTCCTTGATTAGGTTGGATAGGTTGCCTTCACCTTTCGAGGCTAGGATCATATCAGATGCAACACCCTTAGCAGCACCTACAGCAATCTGCTTAAGAAGCCCTGCACCAGCACCAGCACCACCAAAGCCGCCAGTGGCAGCCATGACAATGCCAAACTCAGCAAAGCCTTGAGCGACTTTACCTACACCGGTCTTAGCTCCTACTTCATCCTTACCTAAGTCCCACTTAGCCCACTCATATTTGTTTGAGAAGACATTGTTTGACTCTTGAGCAAGTCCAGTGAATGTTTTGACAGTATCTCCAATTAACTCAGCAGAGGTCAGAGCTCCTTCAACGGCACCCACAGAGGCACCTTGAACTAGGCCTGTGACCTCATCGAGTGTAGCTGAGACTGGGTTAGCAGAACGAGCGGCATTGCGCTCCTGTTCCTTCGCATCCATCTTAGCCGTGATTTCTTCACGGGTGAGTTGATCCCCCTGGAAGGTGTTGTCTATCTGATCTCGTAGGTCACCCATGAGAGAGCCTGCCCAGTTGGAGTCTCCTCCTGAGCCTTCTCCCCCACGCAGAGCGTTGAAGGCGTTTCCGAGGGAGCCGAGTAGGCCACCATCTTCTGTTACGTTGGTAGGCTGCTGGCCTTGACCAGCTACCGTACCATCTGTTTGAGGAGCTGCCTCCTGTTGAGGAGCTGCCGCTTGCTGAGGAGCTTGATACTCCTCCAGCAGCTCTTCACGTGTCGCTTCTACAAAGTTAGAAGATGCGTCTTGTTGAGCATCCTCAAAATACTGATCAATGTTTTCAGACATTTTGTTTGATTAGAATTACTAGCAGAAGCGCACCGCTACTAGCTGTTTATAGGCCACCTTGTAAGAGCAGCTTGTTGGCATATTGGTACCTAGCGCCTTGATGTCCAAATCCCCAATACTGGTAGGACGCTCTCCGCAGAGCAGAGTCCGAAGCGTTGGGGTTCATGAACGTAGCGTAGGCCTGTGGGTATGATGTTTTCATTTCCTTCATCATGTACTTGAGCTGATCACCCTCAGAGATCTGAGAGATGTTGCGTCCGTATGCCCGCTCAATGCGGCCAAGGCGTGCGCTATCGTTGCTCCATGATGCCCAGGATACGAGACCACCGTTTCTGTTGGTTCCATCCATGGTTCCTGTAGTAGGGTTGTGAACACCGCCCCACTCTCTGGTTCCATGCCATGTACTTTCCTGCTGAATGTTTCCCGCGAGATAGGCTGCGCCTTTAGTAGGCACACCCATACCTTGAAGGGCTTTCATTCCTGAGACAGCGTTTAGGTCACCACTGATAGGACCAGAACTAGAGAGCGTTGGAGCACTCTTCTCTGATTCCATGTAGGAGATTGAAGGCATTCCATTAACACGCAGCTGAGCCTCAACCATTGCGCGTGAGCTTAGTCCAAGGTTTTTGGCGATGAGGCGTGTCCTATTACTAGGAGAACCACCACTAGTGATTGCTTTAACATCTGATTTTAGTTGATCAAGGGTCAAGAATCGATCCTTACTGGCGCTCATCTCACTCTTAGGAAAGTTGAGAGTACCAAAGGTCTCTTCAGGTGTGAACTGTGAGAAGTCTTGAACACCAGGAGCCACTGTAATACGGGCCAGTCGTCTATCTACATCAATAGAACCTGCGAATCTGTAGCCTTGTCCAGGGACGGATTCCAGCTTATATTGAGGTTGGTTGAGTAGATATGCGGACTTAGCCTCAACAATACGAGATAACTCAGTAGTGTCCTTAGCGATAGCTGGGTTGAGAGCAACCTCAGCTGATACAAGGTCATTCAGTTCAGCAACGAATGATTGATGCCTAATGTTGAGCTGTGACCTAACCTCAGGGGTCAGGTCAGTATCAGTAGCCTTGCCCAGCATAGACTGCTTGAGGCCTACTTTGATGCTGGTTACATAAGTGCCTACAACCTTCTCAGCTTCCTGTTGAGGACCAGAGGCTTGAAACTCTTTGAACTCCTCAGCACTGATAACGCCTCTAGTGGCTAGATCCTTCAACTCACTCTGGTTGATATTGATACCCTGCCTACGCATCTCCAGCAGCTCAAAACGCTTCTGGGGGTCGTAGGATATACCTTTATCAGCCAGCCTATTAGCCTCCCTCAGAGACTCAGTTGAACCAATAGCTATGAGGGTCTCGATAGCTTGGGCTCTGTTCTCAGGAGTAGGGTTGTCAGAGAAGAACTGGATGGACTCTTTGATTTGGATGGTCTGCTCAGAAGCGTTTAATCTGAAGTCAGATACAGCCTGAGTACGGGCAGAGTTCACAGCCTTGTCAAAGAGTTGATCATAGTCATCACCTAAGGTGCGACCAGTCGACTCATTATACACATGAGCCCTAAGTGCTTGGATCTCTGAGGTCTTACCTTCAGAAACCAAGTTTGCCAGAGTCTCATTGAGTGCCCTGACGGTAGCTGCTTGACTATCTACACCATTGAAACCCAGGTTTCCGTGCTTAGTCTCAGCGTAGACGGCCTCAAAAGCAGAACCAATAGTCTGAGGATTGGCAGTGTCCACAATGTTGGAGACGTTACCAGCCCAGGTAGCTTCATTGGCTGCTTTAATCTGTGCCGAGTGCTCCGCTGTTGCAGCTGTGACCATGTTCTGGTTAGCTGCGGCTGCTATCCTTGCAAACTTTAGCTGTAGCTCCCGTGGAGCACCCATGATGCCAGTCATCCTGGCGAACTCACGGGTGAACTTCTGAGCATCCACCAAGCCTTGAGCACCGGGACCTATAAGCCCCTCAGCTCTAGCCTGTTGAATAGCGGCAGGGTAGACACCCATAGCGGCATAGCCTTGGCCTCTGAGAGGCTCCAGCTGCTTCCACATAGTGGACTGACGCATACGGTCAGCTGCATACTGCTCAGTTGGGTTAGAGCTTTCTGCTAAGTCAGTGGTCGCTGAGTTGATAGCTTGTGATTGAGCCTGAGCAATAGTATTGGTATTCTCAGATGCTTCAATAGCTGCTGGGTCAATAGGATTTGCAGATCCAAAGGTATCACCTAGACCGGCTGCATCTAGCTCAGCGTTCTCAATGCTTATCTGTGCCTGCTTAGCAGCTTTGATCTCATTGGCTCTATGCTGCTGCCCCATATAGGTGACAGTAGAACCAGCAAAGCTTAGGAGTCCTTTAACACCAGACTGAATAGCACTTGTACGAGCATTGTTGACACTGTTGGATAGCTGGAGGTGCAAGGCCTCTAGCCCCATCTTCAACTTCTCGCGCTGCTGATCGGCTGCTAGGGTGTTCTTATCATAGAGCTGATCCATAGAGAGCTTACTACGCTCAGCATTCTGAGCAAGTTGCTGAAAACCCTTAGATGCACTCTGTTGAGCTTGCAGTTCTAGGTTCTCCTGCTTCTGTCTACGCACCAGCTCACTGGCCTTGGTCTGTGTATCCTGAGCCTGGGCAGCTTTATAATCCCTGATCTGTTTATCAGATGATGATGCAGTTTGAGGATTGTAAGTCACCGACCTATCGACACCACGATACCGAGTGCCAGATGGTTCTGATTTGTAGATTTTAGACATTACTGGTACTGAATTGCGAAGTCTTGTCCATTGATAAAGTTTGGTAGGCTAGGATTGGCGGGCATGTAGGGGTCAGCTGGATTCCAGGAGACGTTATTTGCTGCCTTCTGATTGTCACTCTCAGCCTGGAGGAACGTACCCTCCATGTTAATAAGTGATTGCTCCTTAGTGGAGTCAAGCATCGCCAACTCTTGCGCTTGGGCAAAGCCTGCCTGCCTCTCTACGTCGTTGACCAGCAGGCCTACGCTTTGTCCTGTTCTACCAGCAGCAAGAACACTACCCTTAGCACCAATGGACTTGGCGAGTATTGCTTGTTGTTCAAATGCTGCTTTCTTTTGGGCCTCATTGATCTTGGCTTGTTCGCCCATGTAGACCCGGTTAGCGGCTGAGTTGTTCAGCCTTGCTTGCTCTTGGCTGGTTTCCAGGCCTCTCTGGTAGGTGAGTTTCTCAGCAGCATGTCTAGAGGCGATACCCGCTCTATCATTGTGCACCTGCTGAACCTGCTGATTGTACTGGTTAATCATCTGAGCATTACTCTGCTCGATACTCAGATTGTATTGTTGTTGTTGCTGTCTCTGTTGGAGAGTCAGATTCTGACGCTGTTGCTCCTGTTGATGCACCGATTGCTGATACTGCATCTGTTGCTGCCTCTCAGCCTGCTGTGCCTGCATCTGCATGGAGGCTTGAGCTTGAGCTGCCTGCTGTTGGGCTGAGTACATGCTCATACCTATACTAGCAACAGTAGATGCTGCACTGATTGCTAGAGATGCTGCCGGAATGGCTGTTGCTGCTATGCACATAATTTCACGATCTCTAAGTAGGGAAGTTGATTAGGTCCAGCTGGTACTGTCCTCAGGGCTTTGAACCCTAAGAACTTTAGTAGCCGGTGATGGACGTGGTTCCTGGCGTCTGCGAGGTTCCACAGCAGCCTATAATCGCCTTGCGCTTCTGCCATCCATTTCTCGGATTGACGGAAGAACGTTATAGGCTCTTTGATGATGTCTGAGGTGCAGAGCATCCAGATCTGGCCTATGCCTTCCTCTACTGGTGTAATACCAGCGACCCCAACTATAGAGCCATCCCGTAAGTGGAAGGCTGTGGAGTGATCACTGATAAGAACACCATAGGGGATGTGGAGGAGGGAGTGACCCAAACCCTCCACTTCTGCCCGATCCTCATCTCTGAGGTTCTGGGCGACTTCTAGGCCGTCCCTGAATGTGGCGGGGCGGTACTGTTTCATTAGTAGATACGGGAGATTCCCCTGTCGTTATAATGACCTTCCCATGTATAGCCAGTAATACCAGCAGGGAGGGGATCAGAACTTGAGAGGTAGATGTTGGACATATCACCTCGGCAATAGACACCCACCTGCTTGGTGGCCGTATTGATGAGAGAGGAGCTGCCTAATATGTAGACGTCAGATACCTTAGCCTCCACTAGCTGAACATTGTCCTCATAGCCGAGACGTTGAAGGCCTACTGAGTAGTTGCCAGATAGGTAGAGCTCTAGGTTGACGTTGGTGACCATGGGAGGGGAGACCCTATCCACGTTCTTATCCTTCTTCATGTAGATCTGAGGAAGCTCCACAAACATATTGTAGAGAGTGCCCAGGTTGTAGGTGTCTGCATTACGCAGAGCACGGGTGTTAATGGAGATGTATTCACCACCCCCATCAGATTCGATGGGTGGGGATAAGTAATAGGAGCTAGCAGCCTCATTAAACTGTAATACTGCTAGTTCTTGGCCATCATACTGGCCTGGCTGCAAATAGAATTTGGTGATATTACCCTCTACTACCTCAGTCACCTCTGTATCAGGGACATAGTTGTCCAGACGTGGCTCAAACCTACGATCATCCATAGAGATGGTTGCAGTGTCTGGATCATCAAGCATGTTCATCTTGGAGAGAACCCAGGATGCCCTTGTGTTGTTGTAGGCGACGATGTAAGCAACATCATCATAGAAGGAGGTTAGGAAGATGTCCGATTGGAATCTCCACCTAGCCCATCCTGCTAGGCTACGCTCATTACCTTGGTTCCAATACTTGAAGACATAGACGTCCCCAGAGTTGTCACCATACATAACAATGTTATTGTTAGCACTCGAAGCTCCCCACGTCAATCCTGTTGGGATGTACTCAGGGATGGTACGGGTGTTCTCAGCAACCTGTGGTCTGTTCTCTACTGAGTCGATGGCCATCTCAAACACCTTAGAGAAGGTGGTCGAGTCGGAGTTAAAGAACACAGAGGTACCCACTTCCATTGGGTGTACTTGGGTGACGTTGGAGTAGTTAGAGATCTCATCCATCTTGACAGTAGAAGGACCGAAAGCCACATCATTAGCAGACATACGGAACTGTGCATCCGTTGAGAACAGTAGGAGACCCTTAGGGGTACTCACAGCGGATCTCAGGTATGCGGGCCTCGTAGAGGTAGCTGCCATATCGATAGGGTCAGCATCACTTAGGGCAATAGCAGATCCTACAAAGAAGTTGAAGTAATCGCCGGGTTGACTCATGACAACCGTATCCCTGGAGAGGAATGCAAGTCGATTCATGTGAAAAGCCATACCATTGATAGTACTATCTACAAAGGTAGGCACAGGGTTGGTGTTATCATCCCCCACTTCACGGGCTGCATAGCAGTTGGTATCATCGTAATCAGCACTCAGTTCACGGAACTGGAAGGAGCCATTCGACTGTCTGATCAGGACGTGCGGCATGGTGCTACTGTTAAGCTCTGTCGGGATACCAGGCTTAACTGTCTCAATCCAAGCACCCTGTCCAGGGATATCCCCATCAGAAGTCTCGAACTTGACAAAGTAGTCATCAGCCTCAGAGTCTTGGGAGTTTCTAACTAAGAGTATCATTCCATTAACCCCCTGACCTGGCAGCTTGGAGATGTCGTTCACGCTACCTTTGATGGCATACATAGCGTTATCTGTTGAACCACCACGAGCCATGATGTTGAAGGCGTGGCCGGTATCAGTCCTCTCAATGTAGATGATGTTGCCGACTGGGGTGGCCTTATAGTTATTGAGGGCGTTGATCTGGGTCGTTAATGCACCCGTGATCGCACCAACAGACAGAGGACCTGCCTGGGCATCAGCCGCTGTAGTGTAATCTACCTGGCTATCTGATGAATAGCTATAACCAACTGAAGATCGGGTGACCTTGATGGTATAGCTACGACCATTCAAAGATACTGTTACGCTACTACCAGGAGTCCATCCAGTACCACCATTCTGTAGGGTTACAGAGGCGCTGTAGGAGGACTTATAGCTATACTCAGTGGTGTCAGGACCCTTATCAATACCAGAGATTTGGAAGGGCATACCATGAGCCCAGAAACGGTAGGTTGTCCAAGGGTTTACACCATTTGAGATATAACTAGTCACATCAATTGTGGACATAGAAGCGTAACGACTCTTTCCTGTGATGTTGCCTTCTCGTGTACGCCCTTCACATCTGAAGCTGATGGTACCAGCCGGTGTACTGGCTGTTATATCCGCATAGATGTAAGAGCCTTCCACGGGGACTACCCCACCAAATACGTCTTCAAAAAAGCGAGCAACGGTGTAACCCTTAGAATTTCCAATGAACTTCACGCCGGTTGGGTAGGTAGTCCCTTCTATTTGCTTGGTCTGCTGGACGGGGTTGCAGGTAACACGTAGGTTGAAGCCTAGGTTAATCTTGGAACCACTATCCTCTAGGAAGTCCTGAGACCCTACAAGTGGACAAGCGCCATCACCATCATTGATCTCGAAGCTGCCCGGACTGACTTCAATCTCCTGAGCCCTATAGACCTTCTCTTGCGTCAGGCCTTGACCATCCTTCAGAAAGTCGATGGAGTATGTGGTGTTATAGCCAACTTGGTTAACCACAACAATAGCCTCTTGCTTCAGAGAGGCTTCAGTCGCTTTTGACATACTGATCCGCTTCTTAGTGTTGCAGATGATAGTATAGTCATTGATCGTCAAGAACTGGAGATCCTTGGGATCTGTATCGATGTAGTCTTGACTATCTCCTAATAGGGAGACGGTCCTCTCGATACCGCTATCGGCTTCAAACACACGAATATAGGTAGATCCACTTTGACGGTAGGTCACTGCCATGTACCTCTCTGATTGATCCCTGAAGATAGGGAACCATTTAGCATCTTTCGGGATGTTGGTGGCTAGCTCAGAAACTAGGTAGGTTGGAGGACGCTTGACGCATCCAAAAGTTGGATCTAATAATACGTTATCAGCCTCACGAACCTGTCCCGGCAGTTTAATGGGATCAGGCTGCTGACTGACCCCGCCCAGAAGGGTAGGGACTGACTGGGATACTGCTGCCATGCTTAATACCTGAAAACTGAATTACTTGGACGGAATGCGTTGTACTGGTTCAATCCCTGAGAGTCACCAAACACACTGTAATCACCCTGCTGAGTGTCGTACTCAAGAGCACCTGCTCTGGATTGGAGCTCCTCTTGCTGTCCAAAGCGGACGGCCTCAGAGCTACCTACGGAGCGTCCTGCAAAGACATTAGCTGCACGGATAGTGATGTAGTTCTTGAATGCCTCTGGAAGGTCTTCATAGTCGAAGAGCCAAACAACATCCAGTTTCTGTGAATCAGACCACTCATAGGTATGATCTGTGCGGTTGTAGAGCTTACCACCACGTATCTGGGCGAAGTGCCTGGAGATTGCAGGGAGGTCGAGGGAGAGTACGTTGTCTGGAATGAGGATCTCACTAGAAGCATCAGGGGTGAAGGGATAGCTAAACTCAGTGTTGAACACCCAGCCTTCTGATTGAACTGTACGGGAGATCTCATCGAGTACTACCTCGGCGGTCTCCACCATTGGGTTACCACTCTCCAGGTTTACTACTGGAGCTTGGCCGATGTTTGATAGGATGATGTTGACAGCATCCAGCTTAGTCTGTTTAGTAGCCATTAGTTTTCTAGGGAACGAGAGGCCCCGAAGGGCCCGAAGGCCCTGGGGATATTAGCTTATCAAGCAGCTTGGAGTGAACCGGCTACGGATACACGAAGGGTGTCAGCGCCCATTGCGAGCTTACCGACGATTAGGTCCCCCTGATATTGCACATGGAAGTCACCAGAGGTGGTCTCGATGGAAGGAGCAACAGCTTCAACACAACCAGCAGCTTCACGGTGGAAGACAAGGCCGGAAAGGGCGGTGTTGTCAACCACATAGTCGTTCTGCTCACCAGTCACAAGAGCGTTATCTGTAGCGTTCTTACCATACTGGTTAGCAAGGACGTTGGACTTGTAGATACGAATACCAGCGATAGAGTAGAGACCCTTACCGCTGTTCATGTCACCCTGAGTGTTACCGATTTCACGGTTCAGGATGTTGGTATCAACAGAGCTGATCAGGCTGTAGTACTGACGAGGAGACAGGACTGCAACGCGACCCTCCTGAGGAGCTGAACGCTCATCAAGCACAGCAGCAGCTTCAAAGAAGCCATCAACGATTGCCTGAGCGTTGTTGGTGTTACCAGCACCAATGTTGACTTGGAAGCCACCGGGCTCACCAGTCACCACTGAAGACTCAGTAGCAGCTTTACAGAGGACGCGTGCAAGGCGGTCATCATAGTGAAGGGCAAGGGCTTCACCGATCTGCTTGGAGACCTCTGAGCGTGAGGACCACTGGCTCAGAATCTCGTCTAAATCGTAAACAAATTGGCTGGAGACCAGGAGGTCATCCATGTTGATTGTCTTCTCGTTGCTCTTCAGGCCAGCAGCTGGCAGAATGGGAGTACCAGGAGTGTGGTAGCCACTATCGAGCTTACCAGTCAACAGGAACTGCTTGCTCTTACCACCACGAAGGGAGTAGTTACGGATCAGTCCTTTGAAGATTGTAGCATC